GCTAGAAAATTAATCGAAGAGATTGAATCAGATCAGTTTCAAGATAGAAGAAAAGACGAGTATAAAGCTTACAAGATATGCGAGGGCGGTCAACGCTCTTATATTATCGATGAGCTCAAAAAACTCTTTCCTAAATCATGGGACACGATGCGAGTTAGTGATGTATCAATTTCAAATAAGGTTATTTCTAAAATAAGTAAGGCATATAAAGAAAACCCGACGAGGGAATTGGGTTCTCAAACGGAAGACTTAGACGAGATTTATTCAAATGCTCAGTTCGATAACGTGATGCAAGAATTCGATAGAGATTTTAACCGCCAAAGATATGCAATGCTATGGGTTAACCAGATCGATGAAATGATTTCTTTTCATTCATTAAAAGGTTTTGAATCATTTGGGATCAGAAACCAGAAAACCGGCCAAATGGAAGTTGTTGTACTTAATTATCCAGACACTGACATTACAACTAACGGATCAGACAATAACGATCATATAGAACAGTCTTTAATGGAAAGCCAAAACGACACTAGCGCTGAGACAGAAGTTTATGTTATGTGGACTAAAGACCACCATTCTGTTTGGATTGCTGAGAAAAAAGAAAAGTTTATTGATGTAACTAATAAGCCTATTGAGGGGAATGAGGGAATGATTAACCCTTTAGGTGTTTTACCATTTGTTTTTATTTCTAAAAGCTCTTCGCCTGATCTACCTTTTTTAAATCAATTAACAGAACAGTCAGTTACTTATAATATTTTAAATTCGGATTTATTAAGCGCCAGTGCTCTACAGGGCTATGCGCAATTAGTTATTACAATGCCAGACGATATGTCTATTGAAACAATGCACAGTGGGATGACTACGGCAATGACTTTGCCAATCGTTCAGGGTGCTGACTCACAACCAGATGCAAAATACATTAATCCAAATCCCGATCTTTCTGGAATGAAAGACACTGTAGAGAATTATGCTAGACAAGTTTTAAGCGAACATGGAATAGAAGTTCAATCCAGTGATGGTAAAAGTTCTTTTAATTCTGGACTTGAAAGGCTTTTAGCTAATGCAGATGTTTCAGACCAGGTTAGCTCTAATCAATCCACATACGTTAAAGTTGAACAAGAGGTTGTAGATATCCTTAAGGCTTATGGATCACTAAAAGACACTGGCGAAGAGCTAAAGGTTATTTTTCCCAAAGCTAAGATAATGATTAGCGATAAGGAAACTCTTGAAAATATCGAAAAAAGATTAGACCTAGGTCTTATTACTAAGGCCGAGGCATTAATGATAATCGATCCTAACCTCACTAAAGAACAGGCCGAAGAAAAGCTTGATCTAATTAAAGAAGAAAAAGAAGAAAATCTAAATTCATTTGTAGGTGGCTTTAATGGTCAAGAAAGTAACGAAGAAACTGAGACTAGATCTTTCGGAAGTTCCTCGGAAGAATAAAGAGAAGGCCAAGAAAGAGGTCGGGGATTATCTTTTAAATAAGATAGGCGAATTCTTGGACAAGTCTCGAAGTCCGGTTACTGGCGGAAAGTTTAAAGATTTAAATAAAGAATATAAAGGCGAAAAGACCAAAAAGGGCGCTAGAGGCGTTGCAGATTTACTCTTAACTGGGGATATGCAAAGCCAATTGAGATATGAGCTATATAGAGACGGAATAGAAATAGGTGTGTTTGATGAAAGCGAGGCGCAGAAAGCCGATAATCATAATAAGAACAGCGCGAAGTCTAAAAAAACACCTGTTCCGCAAAGGCAGTTTATTCCATATGATCAAGGAAAAGGCAGAAGAGCAAGTTTTGACGTGGATATTAGAAAGGGTATTGAGGAAATAATTAAAAAACATGGGCGTGAAAGTTAGGATAACAGATCGGTTTTTTGGAAAGAAGATTTTAAAAGAAACTAAGAAGAACTTTTCGAGAGATTTAAAGAATGAGATCGGAGACGATATTATAGAAGAAATTCTTAAAGGGAATTCGCCTGTTAGGAATCATAAATTTAAAAGATATTCTGAATCGTACGCTAAAACTAAAGGGAAAACGGCTCCGGTAGACATGTTAAAAGATGGTGATATGCTAGAAAGCCTCGAAGTTAAGCAAGATGGTAAAGGAAAAGTAGTTATCGAATTTACAGATGAAAAAGCGGAATACCATCAAAAAGGACAAGGTAAATTGCCTGTTAGAAAGCTTTTACCTGGCGCTAGAGAGAAGTTTAACCTAAACCTGACCAAAAAAATCCTGAATATATTAAAGAATGCATTGAAAAAGGGGCTGAGATAGACATCTTTAGTCTTTTGAGAATAATATTAATACAAGAACGAACGTTCAAGGAGTACAAAAATGGAAGTCGAAGGACAAAAAGGCGCGAATGAATCTAAAA